ATTCGAAGCTCCAATTCATGTAGTTTCATTGCCATTACACAGAAAACTAACACAAGCAAAACTTCCTGATTTCGTTCCTGGCAAATCTCGCAAGAAAAATGTAGTAGTATATTCTAGTAGATTAGACAAAGAAAAGAATCCATTCTTCATGATGAAAGTGGCAGAAATGTTCCTACAAGAAAATCAAGAATGGGAATGGCACGTCACGACATCAGGTAAATCATTTAGATCCATGTTGCCAGGTGCAATTGACGCACTCGAAGCGTTAGCAGCAAGACAACCTAGATTCAAATTGCTTTCAAATTTAACTAAACAAGAATATTACACAGAATTAGCTGAAGCTAAGATTCAATTCAATAGTTCATTGCAAGATTATGTTTCATGGACCGTTCTAGAATCAACGACATTTGGTTGTGATTTAGTATTCCCGGATTTTAGATCATTCCCGGAATTTGTGCCGCACGACAAAATGTATAAACCATTCAATATTAGATCAGCAATCGCAGTTTTAAATCGAGTTAAATCTATGAGTACCTATGGAATATATTATAATTATCCGTTACTTGCAGATTTAGGACGAAGAATGGAAGCGTATATTATTGCAAACGATATGAAACAAGAAATCAATGTTTGGCATGAATCCGAATATTGTGAGCATCTATTAAATGAACAAGGAATACATGAAGACTAAAAAAGATTTTTTATATATCCCATCGTTGTCAGCCGGATCTATGGTATCTGCCTTTAAGAAGGATACTAAGTTTGAGGATGGCACAACAATGAGATTTTTCTCGGAAGATTATCCGGAAGAATGGCGACATCCTTATTTTCTAGTAACTGCAGGACACCATTACAAGAAAATGGATTTTCGTCAGCAGTTAGGATTAGGAGCAGGTACCTTTGTGTTTGGAGATTCAGGAGGATTCCAAATTGCAACGGGAGCTCTTAAATGGGATAGCACGATTCGTGAAAAGATCTTTCAATGGTTAGAAGCTAATTCAGATGTAGCAGCAAATTTAGATATACCTCCCCGAGTGACATTTGAAAATCGTTTCAATGACTCAATGGATATATCATTTGACAATTTTAAATGGTTTGAAAAACATCAATCAGGTAAAACTAAGTTCTTAAATGTAATTCAAGGTACATTTAATGAAGAATATTCTACCTGGTACCACAAGTTCAAAGATTTTGATTTCAATGGATGGTGTATCGGAGGTCCTAAGAAGCTTGTAGACTTCATGTATGTTATTGCATTAATGTTGCAAGAAAGAGAATTTGAAAAAGAACATATACAATATGTGCACTTGCTCGGCATAAGCAAAATATCGGATTTCTTTATATTAGGAACATTGCAGAAACTAATGAATGAGTTAACTGACAATCGAATTCAACTTATGTCAGATTCATCTTCTCCGGGTCAATATCCAGTATTTGGAACATATTTACATTCTCCGAATTACAAGACACAGACATTCACTGAATTGTATTTCCCGAAGAATGCTGAATATCGCAGAAAGACTCATGTTAAGCAAGGCAAAGGCGGAAGTGTTGAAATTGACAAAACTAAACATGTTCCTTGTAGCATTGACTGTCCAGCTTGTCGTGATTTTACATATGAATATCTAGGAGGACAAACGACTACGGGATTAGATAGATATTCACAAGAAGGAATGCCTAGAATGGTTGTGCACAATACACATTTATATTGTGAAATTGTAAAAGACATCAACAAAATGACAGATAGTCATGTAGAACTTCTGGAAACAGTGATTCCAACCGATTTATTTACAGTGATATTGTCTTTGCATGAAATGTTTGCAAATCCTGATGATGCAATGCACGTGTATTCAAAATACAGAAAAACATATAAAAAGTTTGGAGGAGATTCGATATCAACAACAGACGCTAATAAATTCAATGAATTCTTTAAATTTTAAGGTAAAATAAAAATGGAAAAATCAAAATTACAATCATTTATTAATCGATATTACCTAGGCGGTAACTGTGAGGCTGTTAAATTGGTCGATGACACTGATAATATTACTTGCGAATTAATTGATATTGATCAAACAGTAGTAGGTAAAATTAAATGGAAAACCGCTCCATTTGCAAAAGGCGATTTAGGAATTAATCACACTGGCGGTTTAATCAAAATGCTTTCTGCAGTTGGCGAAAATATTGATATTGAAGTCAAAGAAAATGCCGGGAAGAATTATGCAATGATGATTAAAGAAGGAAAAACTAAGATGACTTTCATGTTAGCAGATACCACAGTTATTCCATCAGTACCGGCAATTAATTCTGAACCACCATATGATGTAACTATAAACATTGACGATGAATTTATTAGTAAATTTATTAAAGCTAAAAATGCACTACCAGATGCAAAGAACTTCGCAGTGCAGGTTAAGAATGGTAACATTCACTTCATTATTAATTACACGACTATTAATGCAGATAATATTCATTTCGAAGTAGGTCCTACTAATCTCACAAACATGGATCCTATTTGTTTTTCTGCAGAAAAGCTCAAAGAAATTTTAACTGCAAATAAAGGTGATGCTGGTAAAATTCTAGTTTCATCGCAAGGATTATCACGAGTTGAATTTGAAGGATCTGATTTTGAATCAACATATTGGTTAGTTCAATTACAAAATTAATAACATGATAACAGTAGATGTAGTAACAACAAGCAATAACACGTTGCCGAATTACGAAACTCCACAGAGTGCTGGATGTGATGTAAGAGCCAATCTAGAATATGATGCAGAAATACCACCTGGTGGTATTATGCTTATCCCAACCGGGTTATCTGTTAAGATACCTGCAGGATATGAAATACAAGTGAGACCTCGCAGTGGGTTGGCTTTGAAAAAAGGAATAACTGTACTGAATACCCCAGGTACTATAGATGCAGATTACCGGGGAGAAATTGGTGTTATTCTAATGAATCACAGCAAAAGGTTTTTTGTAGTGAAAAATGGAGATCGTATCGCTCAACTAGTACTAAATCGAGTAGAACAAATAGATTGGAATCAGGTTTTATTTCTAGATGGCACTAAACGAGGAGAAAACGGATTCGGTAGCACCGGAGAAAAATAATTAATTATGTTTGGAGCACAAGAAAATACACTCTGGGTCGAATCCTTCCGGCCAGACACATTAGAAGGATATATTGGCAATGAACACATCATTGAAAAAGTTAAAATTTTCATTGAAAATGGTGATGTGCCACACTTATTGTTTTATGGACCTGCAGGAACTGGTAAAACTACTCTTGCTAAAATTATAGCAAATTCAGTAGATGCAGATTTAATGTATATTAACGCATCAGATGAAAACTCAGTGGATGCAGTCCGAGACAAGATTAAAAGATATGCATCAACAGTAGGTTTTAAACGTTGGAAAATTATTATTCTTGATGAAGCTGATTATTTAACACCTAATGCTCAGGCAGCTCTTCGAAATCTAATGGAAACGTATAGCAAAACAACACGTTTTATATTAACATGTAACTATGTGGAAAAGATCATTGATCCAATTCAGTCTAGGTGTCAAACATTTGGCATTACGCCTCCGAATAAAACGGATGTAGCTAAACGATTGGTAACCGTGTTACAAGAAAAAGGTGTTGAGTTTGATATTAAAGATGTAGCAGCAATTATCAATGCATCATACCCAGATATTCGTAGAGCCATTAACTCAGCTCAGAGTCATGTTGTAAACGGAAAATTAGTTTTAGACAAAACTAGCATAGTACAAGCCAATTACATGACAGAAATACTTGAAGTGTTGAAAGATTCATCAAATAAAAAAGCAGCTTTCACTAAAATACGGCAGATTATTGCTGACAGCAAAGTAAAAGACTTTACACCACTTTACACTTTCCTGTATGACAATTTAGATGAATTTGCAACAGGTCATATAGGCCCATGCATTTTAATTGTAGCAGAATCACAATTTAAAGATGCAAGTGTAGTAGATAAAGAAATTAATGCAATGGCAATGTTTGTTAACTTAATAAATGAATTATAATTATGGATAGACAACTAAATATCAATGTTAAGCCAGAAGATATGCGTCCAATTCAATGTGATGAATGTGGTGGTATATATTTTCGACAAGTAGTAGCAATCAACAAAGTATCACGTTTTATTACTGGCGGGGACAAAGACACGATCGTACCGGTACCGACATTCCGTTGTGATGACTGTGGAGCTATCCCGCAAGAATTTCAACCAGTAAAACTAAAAAAAGATCAAGATGGCGATAATTAAAGGATCTATAACAATTGTTTTTAAAACATCTAATCGAAGCAATGCAAAAGTTAGATTAAAAACTTATAAGAATAAAACAATTGATGATGTTTTAACTAAAACTAAAATTCCAGGAATACCAGAAAAAGCAATTATTCTAGAAGTTGGTATGGGATCAACATTTGAAGAAAAATTTAAAGAAAAATATAATTTATAATGGCAGATAATAAAAAGGGTGCAACTATTTTCGATTTCATTGACAGTGTTACTCACAAAAAGAAAGAATGGTCTGAATGGTCTGAAACTGATCAGAAAAAATTCTCTCCTTTTATTGTGAATCGGTGGTTATCGATGAGAATGGAACTAACAGAATTTGTTAATGAACTGCAACACTACACAATCGGGTTATTACGTCCTTCTGAAACATATCGATTGTATCATGACTTCTTGCCAGCATCGAAAGGTTTTGCAAAATACATAAAAGGCAAAACTGCTGACAAGTATGACAAACAACTAGTTACGCAATTAGCAGAACATTATCAAGTTAGTCAATCAGAAGCTATTGAGTACATTGATTTAATGGATTGGGATAGTTGCAACTTTTTATTATCAAAATACGGTTATAATGATGCCGAGAAAAAGAAACTGCTTAAAGGAGTAAAAAAGAAATGAGTATCAATACACAATCACATTATCGAGGCAAAGATAGTTTATACAAATTTGCAGAAGATTGGAATTTAAATAGCTATGAATTTGATATACTCAAACGAGTAGTACGGTGTCGGCATAAAGGCACCTTTATAGAAGATTTACAGAAAACTAAAGACTTGATTGATATATATCTTCGAGAACAATCAGAAAATCAAGAATCGGTAACAGTTCCTACAGAATACTTGGATTTGTCTGAATAATTTTTTATATTAAATAAAAAGTATAATGGCAAATGAAGTTAGTACTGAATTGGTAATAAATTTTACCAATGTATCGTTATTAGATCGGTTTTTAGATGAAAATTTGAATTATAATACTATTATCAATAACGAAGAAAAAACTTATCATGAAAGAGTTACCGATCTTGGCTTAGACTATTTAGCAAAACTAGTTCCAGATACTCTAACAACAGCCACTGATTTTATTCATCAATTTGGAGCAAAATGGGTGTTTTTTGAATCAATTTCATTTGATGATTCTGTGTTATATATTTATTTAGAATCAGCACGGTCTGCTCCTTTACGTTTTTTTGAAAAACTATTCAATGATCTCAAGACATTAGATCCGGGCGTTACCATGACAGCACAATGGTCGGCTGAACGATATGATTTTATTGGCGCCGGCTATTATTGTGCAGCTGGAATTGAATGGGAGGAATATGAGCCAACACAAGATGAACTAAACATGTTCGAAGCATGGGATGAAGAATTCTATGAGATAATTGAAACTAGATTTGCTGAGTTATTACAAACATCGAAAAAAATATTAACATGAAATCAGGAAATTACATAAACCCATTATACAAATTATCACAGATAGATGCAAGTACCGTTCCTAGAAAGATTTCATATTCACAATGGTCCATATATGAAAAATGTCCCAAGCAATGGGAGTTATCATATATCAAAAAACTTGCTCCATTTAATCACAGTATTGAATTAATATTTGGAACCGCTTTTCACGAAACATTTCAAGCATATTTAACAACTATGTATACTAAAACCGTAAAGGCTGCAGATTCGATGGATCTGGAACAACTTCTACGTGAAAATATGCGCAATGAATATATTAAAGCAATTGGAGATAATAACGGGGAACATTTTTCAACTCCATTAGAAATGGAAGAATATTTATCTGATGGTATTGCAATTCTAAGATGGTTTTTAAAACGCCGATCACAATATTTTTCTACTAAGTATTGGGAGTTAGTTGGAATTGAAGTTGAATTATGTACGCCGGCATCTACAAAAAATAAATCAGTTTATTGGTATGGATTTATTGATATAGTGATTAAAGATACTCAAGATAACAAGATTATTGTGTTTGATATCAAAACAAGTCGAAACGGATGGAATAAATATCAAAAAGCAGATAAATTAAAAGCGGCTCAATTAATTGCTTATAAAAATTATTATTCAGATCAGTTTGGATTTCCTAAAGACAATATCGACGTAGAATTCTTTGTGGTGAAAAGAAAGATTCAAGCCGAATCAATGTTTCCACAGAAACGAATACAACAAATAAGACCATCATCTGGTAAAGTTACACAAAATCAAGTACAAAAACAGATTGATAAATTTGTCGAAGATTGTTTCGATGCAGATGGAAACAAAAATGAAACTAGAACCTATCAGGCTGTTGCCGGAAAAGGCGCAAAAAACTGCAAATATTGTCCGTTCAAAGAAGACTACGAAAATTGTCCTAAAGAAAATAGGATAAGAATATGATACAGTTTAAACATGCTCATTGTTATGTGTATGAATTCGTTCTATCTCGCCGCGAAGGCGGTTATGAATCATGCACATATAAACTATTAACAAATATTACCGGACCTAAGCATAAACAGAATCAGGAATGGCTAGAACAAGGTATTCGAATTGCATATGGATTCAAACCTAAGGGTATAACATATAAATACGATAAATACAAATGAAGATTGCAGTAATCGGAAATACGGATTGGCAGAATCGCCGCAAAGTAAAAGATGTATTATACAACATAAAAAATAAATTTGGAAGTGAAGCTACGATACTAGGTGCTGGAGGCAATGAGGGCGCAAATCATATGGTTCGTAAATATGCATTAGAATTTGATTTAAATTACAGTGAATATAATCCTTCTTTTTCTGGATACAATATCTATTCAGCAATGAATGAATCATATTACGGCAAGAAGTATCATTTCAGTCAATTGCACCACAGAATGAAAATGCTAGCAGAAAACTGTGATTACATGATTATCATGAGCAATCAAGAAAAATTAGATCCAGTTTTAAAGACTGCATACAATCACATAAAAAAACAAGATAAATCGGTTGTTATTTTAAAATAATATATTTATAATAAAGTTATAAAAAAGAAAAGGTTTTATGGAGTTACCAAAACTACAACCAGTAACAGACAAGAAAAAACGAAAAATTTTATTGCTATCAGATGATTTAAGACTTCCGTCTGGTATTGGAACTATATCACGTGAAATTGTGTTGAATACAGTTGATGAATTTGATTGGGTTCAACTAGGAGCGGCACTAGAACATCCAGACCACGGAAAAGGAATTGATATATCACAGGAAGCTGTAAAAGAAACTGGTGTACAAGATGCATCGGTTAAAATTATTCCATGGACAGGTTATGGAGATCGCAACATATTAATGGCTCTTATCAACAACGAAAAGCCAGATGCTATTATGCACTTCACAGATCCTAGATATTGGACATGGCTGTATGCATTGGAACATGAAATTAAGAATACTT